ATCCAGAGCGCCAAGACGTTGGTGCTCTTGCCCACAGAACGGTATTCAACGTCTGTGCGTTGGCGATGGTCTGCCCATCTAACCGAAGCCAGTGGGTGGGAATCGTATTGCTGACGAAATCGAGAATCGTACCGATTGGCATCCCAATCTCAATCAGATCCTCAATATCATCCATCTGGTCGGCAAGTGCTGTAGTCAACTGGCCCGAACTGACGCCAGGAGCGCCCGTTGGACCGATGACACTTCCAGCGTCGATAGTTGCACCACCCTGGCGTTCGAGAATAAGATGCCCAGATCCATCAACCGACCCGTCAATGACAGAGTTGTTCTCGATGGCAAGCATTCTTGCTGCTGTAAAACTGGTTACAGTGGCCATGTTCCTCCTTAGTGCGTCGAATCGCTAATGGCGTATGTGTCTGCGTCCAAATATACCGCATTAGCTTGAATGATCTGGAACGTAGTCGCATCAAGCATCGAGATAAGATCGTCTGGACCTTCTGCGGTCCAAGTACCATCGCCATTGTCGATGATTCGGATGATGACCCAACTACTGATCTGGCTGACCAATGTTGAAATCGGAGGAAGATATGGAGCGTTTATCTCATTGCCGTACAGTGTCGTTTCGATGTCTGCGACCAAGACGGGAGACATGATGCGAGTGTCAAGAATGATGTGAGAAGTTGGTCGAAACCCCTCAATCTCACCGGGAATTGAAGACAACGTCCATTCAAACTCACTCAGATTGCCGGCATTGTCTGACAGAGAGTTGTACCCCTTCTGCGAGGGGATTGCAAGCAAGTTGTAGAGAATATGGATCTTGTAGCCAGCATCAAGACCATCTACATCATTACCAATCTTCGTTCTGTATGACAGTCCGAACCTTGACGGGAACTGGTTCGTGACAAAGAGACCGTTTCCTCCATCTAGAACTCCTTCAAATTCAAGGAATTCATCAGGATAGGTATACGCCTTCAACGTTGCGCCAAAGTCGCCAACAGCTAGGTGTTCGCCGTACTTCACGCCGTCAAAGTAGAGTGGAGACTCAGTACTTCCTGAAGTCTTCTCTGTGACGCTTGTGAGGCCGTTCCAGGGCACGCCAAGACCATCTGTTAAATATAGAACACCTCTGTCTACTCCCGTTTCGTAGAAGCGAGTCCCTACTTCATCCCACATGATAGCAGTCATGCCACCTCCTCATCATCCGGTCGAGTTGAGCTGTTGACGCCGTTGCGCATTCAAATCCCTGTGGTACTGTGCCAATTGACTCTTGGTCATCTTCTTTGGCTTCGAATTCTTGACCTCAAAGACACGAATCAACGTGAATAGTCGATTGAGATGCCAATTCTCACATGCCAACGGAATGTTGGCGCTGATCATCCAGTAATATACCAGTTCGGATGTAACAATTTCGCTCTTTCCTTTCGACCCTGGCATCTGTCGAAAGGTAGTTGCTGTCTGTGGTGAATCGATGTACTTCTGAATGTCGATAAGGTTCTCTTTCGTCAAACCCATCATGGCTGACGAAGGAACCCCCGGAGTCAAAATCATCGCTTCGATGTAGCCAAGGATTTCTTCTGTTGATTTCGTCCCTGGAACCAAGAAAGGCTTCTGATACTTTGACTCCCATTTTGACAGTGAGGCCAAAGAATGCTCTAGCTCAACAACGACTTCGTCGATCGTGATGAAACGATTGTCAACTTCGTTGTACAGCTCTGATTTGGGAATAGTGATTGTGAGCATTCTTTGACCTCCTAGTCATTTGAGGGTCACGGAGTCCTGGTGAAGGACCAATCGTCGTCGCTGGTCGGCGCCAGTGCATACGCACCCGTCGTCGGCTCGGCGTTGATGATGAGGCTGTCGCCAGGCGTGGCAATGGTGACCGTACCCGTGACAATTGCGTTCGTGTCTCCACGACGGTAACGCACACCAGTGATGGTCGGAATGGTGATAACACCAGTGGCTGCCACGAATGCTGGCTCAGTCGCTGTGACCAGAGTCTGCGAGCCCGCGAACATCGTGACGACCTCATCAGGAAGAGGAAGCCTCGGATCGGTACCGACAGTACCGTAGAGTGCATCCTCGAGCGTTGCGAGGTTGGCTGGGTTTACCTTGGTGGAATCGATAGTGATCACTGACGTCGGCTTGAGATCCGTGACGGCAACCGCCGTCGTTGAGAACTCCCAGCTGAACGTGATCGCCTCAGGGCTGTCGTTGACAGTGGCGTATGCCTTCTCGGACGGTGCCGCCAGAGCGGAGTAGACCAAGTGCAGCTTGTAGCCATAGTCGTTGGACTCGTCGTTGCCGATCTTCGTCCGGTACGAAAGTCCAAAGGACCGTCGTGACTGCTGACCGACAGAGACGCCCGCCTCGGGAGTTGCTGTGCCATCACACTCAGCGAACTCATCCGGGTAGGTATAGGCCTCGATGGTCCCACCGAACTCCTCAACGGAGACGAGGTTCAGATACTTGATGTTGTCGGCATACAGAGGAGTCGGCTCTGCGCCTGATGGTGACTCGGTGACAGTCGTGAGACCGTTCCAAGCGTACCCGTTGTCGTAAACACCACCGACCGGAAGGTAGAGGACCCCCTTTTCGACGCCCGTCTCGTAAAGACGTTCGCCTGACTGGTCCCATTGGAGTACTGTCATCTGTTTCTCTCCTTAGAAGAAAAGTTTGAACACATCGTGGTTGAGCTTGTCAGCCGTGTAGTGACGATCAAAGATGCACATGGGTAGTGCACTGATCTTGTCGGGAATATCACTATCAGGGTTCAAGTCAATGACTATTACCATGTAGCGCTTGTCGTATTTGTACGGCAAATTTTCAGCGAAGATGGTTTTTGCGAAGTCTCTCTTGTAGACAATGCAAGGATATAACATCTTCAGCGTTTCGGGCGGTTGAAAGTAGACGTTGTTGGTTCCGGCAGTTTCCTTCAACAAGGTGTGAAGGTCTAGACGTTCGGCCATAATATCTCCTATCCGATAGGATCTGCGATTGGGCCGTTATAGACCTTTCCAAGAGAAAGAATAAGACGAGGAACCCGTACTTCGACGTTTGTTACCGTCCACGGGCTCCCCATCCAGTAAATGTACTTGATGTTGAAGAAATGCTCGTTGGCAAACTGATCCGCAACGATACTGATCGAGTTCCCTACGGAAATATCATCATTCAACCCTTGCCCACCTTCCAGCGAGCGAGTGTTACGAATGACGTCACCATAGTAGGGAACTTCAGTGATCAGATCTCGCCAAACTCCGGACCCCACAGGCTCTTCTACAGTGTCACCGTATCCGATTTTACCATAGAATCTTGCCATGAGATGGAGTTCCTTTCAGATCAGGCCTCGTCGGCGGTGAAGCTCCACTGGTCACCTTCGCTGCTTGCGAAGTAGTAACCAGATGCCGGAGTTGCGTCGACGACCCACGTATCACCCGGGTCAACCGTGTACGGAGAGCCGGTGTTGTTGATGGTGGTAGCGCCATGCTTGTAGACGACACCCGTCTGGTCGGTGATGGTCAGAGCGCCTGTCACGGCGTCGAACGTCGGCATGTTCGGAGCAACGAGGGTGTTGGTTCCAGCAGTCCTCATGACCACCATCGCCGACTTGATCTTGACCAGAGCGCCCGACATGCGGGTCTCAATCAGGAACTTCTCCTTGTTGTAGTCGATGTCGAACTGATCGAACATGCTGACCTGGCCGCCCTTGTCGGCGCCCATGACGTAGTCGACCGGGTTGACCATGATGCCAACGACGTTCGGGTACTCCAGCATGACCTCGACCGGAACGATGCGTGCGACACGCAGCTCCTGCGCCAGCTCTTCCACGTTCTTCCAGAGACGATGACCGTCAGCGTCGCGAGTGGTGAGGAAGCGGGCGATCCAGTACTCCGTGGTGAAGAACGTCGGCGAGCCGGTGCCCTTGTAGAGATACCGGTTCAGCATCATCGCGTCGGAGACCTCGAACATGTTCGAGCTTGCGTCTTCGACGTTGACGGTGATCGTCGTCACATAGAGTTCGTGGTCCTTGAGAATCGGACGAATGCACTGCTCGTCGATCTTGTCCTCGCTGGCGATGTCACGACCGTCACCCAAGAGGATCGCACGAGCGATTTCCTCGTCGAGCATCAGGCGCATCTCGGCCTTGAGCCAGACCACCACATCGAAGTCGGTGATGTCGATCATGTCGTCACGATCGAGCGCCTGCTTCTTGTAGATGGTCGTCGGAGTCGTCTTGCGAGATGCGACGCCGAAGAACTCTTCCTTCTTCAGGGAGCCCTTGACGTAGCCCTTCGCACGAGCATCCTCGAGCGTCAGATCGGCGTTCATGGTCTTGATGCGGGAGAATGGGCTCTTCCGAACCGAGCTGAGCAGGTCATTGACCCACTCCATACGGCGGGAGATCCATTCCGGCGTGTCACCGAGGGTCTTGGCGTCTGGGAAGAGGACGTCGATGTCGTTGATACCGTGGGCGAGAGCGTACTCCTTGACCACAGCTGACAGCGTCTGACGGCTCGTCTTGGCGGCATCGAGAATCCCGACCATCGCATCGTGAGAGAGAACAGAGCCGCGAGCAGTGACGCCTTGGGTCTTCTCAGCTCCCTCTTCGAAAACGTTGTGGATCATTGTTTTGTTTCCTTCCTTGGTTTCGCCGGATCCGGCACCGTTGTCATTTGCTGGGGTTTGCTGTGTTCCGTCGCCAATGGCGCTTTGCTTGACTTCGTCGCTCGTAGCGCTTTGCTGAGCGTCCTTGCCGGACTCGAGAGCCTGGCCAACCATGAAGTGAAGAACGGTCTGCTGCTCTTCAGTCATCGAGTTGTAAATATCTTCCATCGTGGGCTCGTCTTCGTCATCCGCCTCATCGTCGGCGTGCCACATGTCGATGTCGAGAGGAAGACCGGTGTGAATGATTGCCTCATCCTCCTGCTCCTCCAACTCTCCGTCGCTGTGACGAAGGGTGACGCTTTCGATGACCGCACCCGGATTCGCTCCCGACAGAACCAAGCTGACCTCACGAATCACTCCGTGAAGAACCATGCCGGCTCGCTCGACCAACTGATTGGCCCAGATCGAGAGGTTGTTGATGTCCTTGTGCTCGAGGAGCTGGCCCGCGTGCTGTGCCTGGTCGGTGTCATTCAAGAAACCGTACGTGTACACACCACCCTCAGGACGGTGCTCCAAGATGCAGTGACCGAGAACATTCTTCGGATCACTGTGGCCGTGCTGCCAAACCAACGGGACTCGTGTTTGGTGCTGACTTTTGAACGCATCTGGAGTGATGGTTCGTCCGTCGGAGCACTTGATGTCCGCCTTGGTGGCCCAACCGCTGAAATCTGCTTTCATTTTGACTCTTCCTTTCGAATGTTAGACGGAGTGTCTTCCGCTGGCTCCGGCGCACTTTCTTCCACCGGTTGCGGCATGTTGCTGTTGACAAGTTTGTCGGCCTTGGGATCCTTGGATGGGGGAAGCCCCATAAACCCTCGCATCTCGTTGGCCGTGATGATTTCGTTCCTGGTGAACTTGTCGGCAATTTCAGCAAGATTCGCCACAGGGACTAGTTTGAATGGATCTCGGAAGTACCTGATTCGCTCCTTGTTCCTTGTGCCGAGAAGACCAAGGAACGAACGCTGCATTGCCTCGACGATTGAATCAAGGATAGGCTCAATTGTGCGGTTGTAATAGTTGAGCATCGTCGCTTCATCTGCCGTACCATCCATGACCTCTTTGGTGATACCGAGTTGACTATACAAGAGGTCGGTAAGGACTTCGACCTGCTTCAGAAGATTGTTCTCTGCAGGTCGGTTAAGTTGGGTGACTCGTTCGGTTCCATCCGTATAGGCAATGCCATACTGGCTGCCCTTCAATTGGAACTCGATGTCTTTCCTACGTTGCTCGGCTTGTGCCCGTCGAGCCTCTGATTTGATGACATAGGGGAGCTGAATAATCAGATCGAGCTTACCCGAACTCGACTGCTCGTCGACAACGTCAAGTAGCTGTAACTTACGAATCAAACGTTGCAGTGTGGAGTTTGGAGCGTTCATCACACTATAGAGCGGGTTCGGGACAATCGCCACAACCCTCTTCTCCAACGTGATCTCCTCACGCATTGCCTTCGCTTCGTTGTACAGATCAATCTTGACGTGTCGTGGGTACCACTGCGTAACATCGCCAACGCGCAGACTCAAGATCTCAAACCTTGGACTGTCGTCAGGACTTACTGCTGTATCCACGGGGACAATCGCAGCAACGCCTTTGTCAAAGAGCGTCATGACGATGTCTTGCCGGAAATCACGAGGACCTTGATCCAGATTCGGTTCCAAGAGGAGGCACGAGTTCAACGTGCTTTCCATGTTCTCCACGTATCTATCTTGGTCATCCAAGCGAATATGTCGAATGATGATGGCCGCAACGTCGATCGAGATCCTCGTGTAGATCGAAGTAATGATCGTCTTCTCGTTGTAATACCGGAACCTTGTCGGAACTGGGTTTGTGCTTGTGCTCGGCCCAAGGTTGTAGGAATAATCCAGACGGTTGTCTTCTTGCGAACGAAAGGCGTTCCAAGCCTGTCGAATTCTGTTTCTAATTGGCAAGACGTTTCACCTCCATCCTACGAAGTTACGATCCTAAGACCCTCGACCCATTGCTTTGCCTTCTTGGTCACTGGTGAATTCTTGACGGTTCTAACCGTCTTCGCCATTCTTGCACGACCTTGCGGGCTGTTCAAATATGCCGCTCCGCCAACAGCAACCGCAGTGAATGCGGCCTTTGTGCCCATCTCACCAGTTCTACTTCTAGCGAGCTGGCCTGCACTCTTCTTGATCGTGTCCTTACGATCCGTACGCTTTCGCTCAGATCGTGCCTTGGAGGCGTGTACGTCAAGTTTCTGCTTGGCGAGATGGTGATCGAACGCTTTGCCGTAGGCAGGATCCCTGGCTCGTTTCGCTTCGACCGACTTGTTAATCAGTTTGCGTCGAGTGCCCGCACCTTGGCCAAAATACATCTTGGCTCTGGCGGACTCTTCGGCATCCTTTCGCGCTTCTCTGTCGGTTCTGCTCGACACGCCCGCAGCTCGATCTTTTCGAACACCCCATTGCATCCCCTTCACGCCGAAGTGCAGCAAGAAATTGATGTCTTCGAGATTTGGGTTCATTCATCACCTCCTCAGCCGTTCTTGATCTGCTCGAGAATCGCCTTTGCTGCGCCAATCTCAGTCTCTGGCCCAATAGTTTGACGAGTAGCATATTGCTTCTTGACGGCAGGAATTGTCAACAAAGCAAACGGGCCAGCAAGATATACGTGCGCCACCATCTCACCTTTACCCATGGTGTTGGCGTCTTGATAGGCCTTCTTCCAGGCTGGTGATTTGACCTTGTCCAGAATTTCAGTCTTGTATCGCTTGGCAGCGGCCTGTCGTTCTTCCGGAGTCTTTGCCTTCTTGGCAGACTTGATGATCTTTCTTGCCGTCTTCGCCGTTGTTCTGACTTCTTCACGGCCGGCCTTTCTTTCAGAGCCGGTGACCTTTTTTCGAACACCCCAACGCATACCCTGTACGCCGTAGTGCGAAAGGAATTCGAGATCTTCTGTGAGTGTTTGCATTTCGTTGCCTCCAATTCCATGCATGACTAAAGGGGTGAGATTGTTTTGTGCGACAGCAATCGCACGTTCTGAAACTTTCTTGTTGCCGACAATAGAAAATGGAGAAGCATCAATCACTCTCAGAGGCGTCTTAGCAAGCTGTCCAGAGTCATTAAAATCGATCAACGCATTGTAGCCACGCCTCGTCGCCTCTTCAAAATATTTCGTGACATGCGGATCGTGTTGCTGCCCAGCAATCCAGTTCGCAGTAAAATTTGGAAACCGCAACTTCGCCAACCCATCAACCGCAACGGCTCTGTTCTCAGGAGACATTTTGAGGATTGCTCGACCCTCATGTCCCATAGTTCGAAGAACTTCATCATCATCAATGATATGTTTGAACATCTCCAACGACTCTTTACCAGAAGGAGCTTTGACTTTTGTTCCAGCCTTGATCTGGGTCAAATATCCACTGGTCTCTTTGTACCCCCAGCGCTTCCACCAATTGGGGAGTTCGGCCTTATAACGCTCGACATCAGCCTGATCAAAGGCTGCGTAGAAGCCTTTTGGATGAATCGTCGACTCTTTTACAGTCGACATCCTTTGAAGAATTGCCCCAGCCTCTAACTCAATCCCTTTTTCCCAGTGATGCCCAAGCCCAATTCCACCAACGGTTGCCACGTCGGCCTTTGACGCAGCAGTTAATTGCTCCATAACTTGACGAAGATCTGCTGCTTCGGCGGCAAGTTTCTTGGCAGTTACGCCTTTATCAAGATAGTGATTTAGGGCTATTGCCCCACCGACGAGAGCGAGACCACCAAGAGCGATAGCGGCCTTTTTTTGCGCTGGGGTTAAGCCGTTCCAGCCAGGATGCTTTTCAATAGGTCCCGGCTTGCTTTCCTTCATTGAGTCTTTGCCGTACTTGGCTTCCATTTGCCTAGACTGAGACTCGGCTTCAGTTTCTTTCCTACCACCCGGTCCCTTGGGAGGATTGATCGAGCTAGGCTTACCTCCAGCAGGGGGTTCTTTCTTACCAGATTCTCTTCCAGAACCGGAGCGATCTTTTCGAATGCCCCAATGCATCCCTAGAACCCCGAAATGCTCAAGGAATTCAAGATCTTCAAGTTCTGGTTTCTTTTCAGGATCGAAATATGAATCGGTCACTCAAGCACCTCCTTTAGGTTCACTTGTTGCGATTGGCAAGTTCTTTCACCATCATGGCAAATGCATGACCGTCATTTGTCTGAATCGACCATGGCTTTCCACGCTTGTCAATGCCCTTTGCCCCAAAAGCCAATCTAACGGCCTCTTTGCCCTTTTCAACCTCTCGCTTGCGATTCAAAGGAGATTTCGATTTTACGCCTCGCTCTTTGAGCTTCTTCGCAACGTAAATCGAACCCCCCACAGCAATCGCAGCGGCAGAAACTTTGGCTACAGCCTTGACTGCCTGAGTGCGCTTTGCTCGGGTCTCCAAGCGATCCATTCGAGCTTCGTTTTGCTCATCGAGTTTGGCGTGCGCCTTGAGAACTCGACGCTCTGCCCTACGAACCCCCCACTTCATGCCTTTGACGCCGAAGTGCTCAAGGAATTCGATGTCTTGCGCGTATACGTTCACTCAAACGACTCCTTGTTCAGCTTGTAGGCAACGTAGGCGTCCATCAGAGCAGACACGTTGTCGATCTTGTCCTCTTTACGCTTCTTCAGAAGCTTTCGGTTCCCATTGGTGTCTTCCAATGTCACGGCATTACCCATGGCAAATGACATCAGCTGCTGGTCAAATATGAGGTAGCGCTCTTCGCTCAAACGCTTCAACTCACCCAGCGGAACTGACTCTGTCTTCGCTCCTTGAATGACCTTGACCATTCCGAAAGGGCCGTTCTCCTGTTCCCAGCGAGTGACGAACTCCTTCGAATTGTACGGGTCAAATCCAAGACAACGAACGTCGTAGTCACGGCGTTGGATCCACTCATCGAGATCCTCGTAGACCTCCATCATGTCTAACACTGTTCCTTCGAGAATATGAAGACTTTGCTCGACCTCGAACGTGTCGTACTTGATCCGCATTGCTGCGTGAAGTCGTTGGTGAGTCAGCGATGAAATATAGCTTCGAGTCTTGACCCCATACGTCCCATCACCAAGCGGGAAGAGGAATGTGAATGCACAGAAGTCATCACCCTGCGAAAGGTCAGCCCCCAGCGCGCAGGGAAGACCATCGAATTCTCGACGTCCATGCGGAATGGTTTCGTCGTAGGTGAAGAAGTAAGTGAACCCTTCCATCGGAATGCCGAATCGCTTTGCTAAAATATCGTTACGAGAAGCAGGAGCTTTCTCAGCTCGTTCGACGTCCAGATGATAGACATCGTAAGTAACTGTCTTCCCGAGATTTGGATTAGCTTTGACCCACATTGAAGGATTACCAACCTCGACAATGTCATCCAGCTTGTAGTGCCAAATGGAAATATGCGGAGCTTGGTACTCGCCTCGAAGAATGCTTGCCAGCTCGAGTTTGATCGTGTCGCCTGAGCCGTTTCGAACAGTTCCTTCTGAGCTGATCGCCACAATCAAGTAGTCGTCGAGCTTGGATGCACCCTGTTCGATTGCACCGACGACGTCTTCCCGAATATCACCAGACAACCATTCGTCAATCGTCGAAACCTTGGGCCGAAGACCCTGCAGTTTGTTGATCGACATCGGTCGGATCTCAACGATCGATCCGGTGAGGAAGTTCTCAATCCCCTTCTTGGTTGAAGCCAACTTCTGACGGTTGAATCGGTTCCCCGTAGTGTTCTGCAGCGAACCCTCAGTCAAGAACTTAAACAACGGTCCACGGGCTCGTGTAATCGCTGTTCGGAGAGGGGACATCACCTCTTCTGACTGCTTCATCGTCGGAGCGGTTGTGATCTGGTGAGTAGTTGCAGTGTCGACATTCAGAAAATAGCCCTGAATGCATGATGCATACATCGACTTTGCAGCTCCTCGAGCCACGATCAAATATTGCTTCCTGACCAGGCGTTTCTTAACCCGCTTGTATACATATGATCCACCTGTCCGCTTGATGGTCGGATCTGGGACGAATACGCTTCGGTCAATGAAGTAATACCACCCGAAAATCTGTTCTGCCCAGACTTTGAAGGTGTCGAGAAGGTGAAGATCTCCACCATCAGTCAGCGTCAACTCAGCTTCGCAATACTGAACAAACCCATCGACTGCTCGATCGTCATAGTAAATATTCGGATTGGCAATCAGAGCATCAATTCGGTTCATCTCCAACGAAACTTCGTTGTTTACTGGAATATCGCCTCGAACGACGGCGTCTCGGAACTCACCGTAGTATCTTGGAGTTGCTGTATTAGATAGCACGGTGTCACCTCCTTAGGCGCTCTGGACGAATCCGTCCGCCAGTTTGTTTACACCCTTTGGCGTCTTCTTAGTCTGAGCAGACTTGAAGACCATCGCAACCACAGCAGCCGAAGCGGTTGTGGCGATACCTCCGATGATCTTGTCACCAAAGGTGTCGAGATACTTCTTGACGTACTTCTTGCCTGCTTTCTTGTGGGGGTCAGAGAGTTCAGAGAACTGTTGCTCGAGACGTAGTCTCTCGACAGCAGCTTTGAGTTCCTGATCGGTCAACCTCTTAGCCTTCGCCCGAGGTGAACGAGCAGCTGCTTCTCTCCTTGACCCGCCTTCTCGGCGAACTCCCCAGTGCATCCCCTTCACGCCGTAATGCTCGAGGAATGCATCCACTTCTTCGTTTGGAATCACGGAATCATCTCCTCAATGGGTGGGTAGTATGGGTTGTTTACTGCTGGGTATCGAGAGTTCTCTCGATTCACGTTCAATCTGTATTCGAGTTCTTCGATTTGCTTCTCCTTGGCGGTAAGGAGGAATCCGATCTGCGGCGGATCGAACAGCAGTCCGACTTTGAGGTAGATGTAGGTGCGAACCGCACTCAGATCGACCGATGGGACGATGAAATCTTCCCAGACAGCAGTTTCATCTTCGACAACAAACCCGTCAGGAGGCCCAACACCTAGCTGATTCAACACGAAGAAGGCAGTGTTGATGTGGGTGATAATGTCGAGATCGAAGTGAGTATAATCCTCGGCTAGGCCGACAACCTTCTTCGTACTAATCAAGATACTAGCTTCCATTTTGACACCTCCTCCTTAAAGTTTTTGACTAGCTGCTCTTGTTGGCAAACTGGCCGTAAACGACGTCGTCGGTCAAAAGAGCTGGACCGAACTTCGCTTCGTACCTCTGAATGTCAGGCCCCGCCAGACCGACCATCTTGCCGCTCCCATAGATGAGTGCGGTTTCGCCATTTGCCTTCTTGATGATGAACGGCACGGCGGCCTCCTCTTCGTTGCTTGGTGGATGGGGGATTGGTTCCGGCGTTGGAGTCGGTGTTGGGATTGGTGTGGGTTGTGGCTGAGGATTGAGACGACGGATGATCTCGGGAAGCAGATCGACAAAGAACACTTCTCGCAGGCCGGGGCCAACGTCGTTATGCGATGTTGATGCTGCAGTTGCGCCAAGCAGACGAGCTGCAACATTGGCGTCCCAGTGATCGGTAATACCACGATTGACGCCTTGCACCGGTGGCGCACCTAAGGGCGAAGCCCCTTGTGCTACCTGTGCTGGCCCCAACCACGTTGGTGGGATCGCGAATCGCTTGCACCAATCGACCACAAGCTTAACAAGTGACTCCATCTGCTTCGGCCGAGCGCGCCACTCTGCTGCCGTGTAGACCGCTTTGCCGCAGATCTCTACCGAAACTGATTCGTCGTTCCAGCGCTGAGTAGTATACGGTCGATTCTCTTCCGCAACCCCATAACCCAGCTCTCCGTCCTTACCAGAGTAGCAGGTTGCACTCACTTGTTCTGGTCGACGGGCTCCATACGACATGCTTCCAACGAAAGTGTCGGCTTCGGTCGTATGTAGAATGATTAGCCGTACGGTTCGTCCATTCCGACGACCAGCTCCGTACTGAGCATCATGTCCAACGTGTGTATAGACCGTTGGAACTAGAGCAATCGGTCGATACGGAACTGGAGATGGAGATCCAGTAGCAGCGATGTTCGCTTTACGCTCAGTCTCTTCCCATTCCAGCAACATCAGTGGTGCTGGAGTCTTTGTGTTGATGAAGGTTCCCAAGTTTTTCCCTTCTTTCACCACAACTTCGTATCGCCAGGTTGTCGTTCGACAAGTGGCCTCGGAAGTAGTGATCGATCGCCATAGTGAATGGCATTGTGGGTAGAATGTGTGGTGGTAACGAGGAATTCAGGATTGAGAATCCACTCTTCGCCGTGAATAAGATCATCACTATCCATTGGATTGACGTGATGCACGAGTACGTTTCCTTGAATTTCATGGCCACGAACACCTAGATCGCAGCCATTATCTCGGACGATAACGTCGTTTCTGACGTGCTTCCACTCTCGTGAAGTGTAGAATTGTTGGTTAATCCACCGATCGAATCCGAAAGTTGACTGACCGACGCTACCTCCAAGCATGAGGTAATCAAATCGATCGTCGAATGTAGTGAAACGGCTGAGTTCAGAATATGACCTAATCTTCATACTCGGACTCGATCGGTTCTTGGCCAGCGTACCTCCGCATTGCGGCAATGGCCTCCTCGTATAGTGCTTCTTGTCGAGTATCGGAAGCCAAACGATCGACTTTCGCCCTCAACAATTCGTTCTCTTGAGCCAGACGCTGCTGTTCGAGAATTTCTCTCGTAGTGCCGAGCTTCAAGAAATGGGTTAACTCTTGGGACGTGGCAGTTCCGTTCTCGATCTTCTTCTCGACCAGATCCATCGCCTTTGAAATAAGTTGGTTCTCTCGGCCTTCGAGGGTTGTTGCTGGTTTACTGGCTCGCTTTGGTTTGTTGTTGTCTCTGACTGCCACGTCACCTCCCTAGGTAACTAGAAACCAGGACCGTATGTATCGCGCTCGCTCCTGTAGTATGGCTCAAACAAGTCTTTGATGTGTGGCCAAGCTACTTTAGCAGCATCATCGGCTCCTTTAATGTCTCTCGCCATGGATGCAGGAATAAGCACGTCGTGTCCGATTGGGCGACCAGAGAAATCTTTTCTTCCTTTTGGATCTAGAAATCGAGCGGCCACACTACCGTCATTTAAGCGTTTGAAGAACCCAACATCCGCACGATCCATCCCGATCTTAGCGAACAACCCCTCTGGATCATTCACTCCACCATCTCTCAAAAACGCGTATCCTCGATTTTTACCACGACTCGAATGAACGATGTGCGTTGGTTCTTGAACCAAAGATTCCACGAATTTCTTTTTCGCTGCTGTTGGTGCTGGGAGGTTTCTCGCAGAACCTTTCAAATGCTTGTTTACGTAATATGCGCCGCCAGCAGTTGCCGCGAGAACTGCTGCAGAGCCGAGAATGATTGCGAGTTTCTTCCCTTTCGACATCTTTTTTGTCTCAGATGTCGTGGGTTCTTCTTTCTTCCGAACACCCCAATGCATTCCTTTCACACCGAAATGTTCGAGAAACTCGAGATCCTCTTCTAGTGGAATCACTTAGTCACCTCCCTAGGCAATAGTGGGCTTAGCTGACAACGATCCACTCATCCTCTTCGTGATCGTAGGCTTTGACGTTTGCCACGAGCGCCCATTCCGAACCATTCCATCCCTTGATGCTACCCGGAACTTCAATCCAGTCCGGATCGATGAACATCTTCAGTGATACACTCGCCTTGAAGGCCTGAATTGCAACACCAAGAATGACCAAAGTTGCTGGATCGATAGCGACAGTGGCGTTACCGCTAGACAACGCCAGAATATCGACAGCTTCGAGAATCAGATCGCCAGGATCGATTGCGCGGCTTATGCTTCCAGTCGCAAGAGCGATTACCTCTTGTGCTGCAATCGTCAGCGACGCTGTATCGATGGCTACTGTTGCTGTTCCCGAAGAAGTCACAGATATGGAGACACCAGTGATCGTGACGACCGCTGTGTCAATTGCTACCGAAACTCCACCAAATGCTGTCGTGATGTCGACAGCAGACGCAGTCAGAAGTGCTGAATCAATCGCTCTCGAGACGGATCCTGTAGCAGATGCGACAACATCAACCGCAGAGAACGTTGCAGAAGCTGTATCAACAGCAACACTCGCTGTTCCTGAAGCCGATACCGAAATATCGATCGCAGTTACAGTCAAGACCGCTGTATCAATTGCTACCGAAACTCCACCGATGAACGATGGTGCGACGTCACCAGCAGAGAACGACGCTGAAGCTGTATCGACTGACATTGATGCAGACCCGCTGCCTGATACCGAAATATCGACAGCCGTAATCGACACGGTCGCCGAATCAACAGCTCGTGAGACGCTACCAGTCGCCGAAGCACCCACGTCTTGTGGAGAGAAGGTGGCGACAGCAGTGTCAATTGCAACCGACGCATCACCAGTACCTGAAACGACGATGTCTTGTCCAGTAGCTGTGAGTACGCCGGTGTTAACGGCTCCCACAACTCCGTTCGCAGCACCAATACTTACGCCAGTGATAACAAGTACTGCTGTGTCAATCGCGATCGATGCGTTGCCTGAAGCGCTGGGAACAATGTCAACACCAACAGCGGTCAACAATCCCTGATCAACTGCAACAGGAGCTGAGCCAGTTGGTGCGGCAGAAATATCGATGGCTGAGAACGACGCCGAAGCAACATCTACCGCACGATCGACGTTTCCAGTACCTGTGCCAACAACATCAACACCCGTAAACGTCCCCAGAGCTGAATCAACTACGGTCGATGCGTTTCCGCTACCGACAGCTGCTGGATCGACTCCAGAAAATGTTCCAAGTGCCGAATCAACTGCAACAGACGCAGACCCAGTACCACTGACAGTTGGCGTGACGCCAGTTGCGATGATAGTTGCTGGATCGACTGCAATCGAAGCGTTTCCGCTACCAATTGGGGAAATATCAACACCAGTGAAGCTCGAGAGACCCGAATCAACACTAACAGATGCACTACCAGTACCAGACGCTACGAGATCTTGCCCAGTAAAAGTTCCTGTAGCTGAGTCAATCGAAGTTGCTGCGCCACCAGTACCTGACGGAACAATGTCTTGACCAACGAAAGTTCCTGTGGCAGGATCGACCGTAACGCTTGTTGAACCAGTACCTGAAACCGTGAGATCTTGCCCGAAATATGACGCCGTTGCCGGATCGATTGCTACTGAAACACCGCCAGTAGCCGTAGCAACTACGTCAACAGCAGCAAACGTTCCTGTAGCCGGATCGACATCAATAGATTGTGGCCCACCACTTACTGCGCCAGCAACGTCAACACCAGAAAACGTACCACTCGCTGAATCGATCAGTACAGCAGCATCACCCGTACCACTTACCGTGACGTCTTGGGGTGTAAAGATTCCTGTAGCCGAATCGATCGCAACCGACGCATTACCAGTGCCTGAAACGACGACATCAACACTAGAAAATGTTCCAGAAGCAGAGTCAACCGCAACTGAAACCCCACCAGTAGCTGTGGCAACCACATCTTGTCCACTAAAGGTTCCTGTGGCCGAATCGATCGCAACAGTAGCTCCACCAGTCCCACTTGGAGTGATGTCTTGCCCAGATATAGTTCCTGTAGCTGAGTCAATTGCTGCGCTAACCGCTCCACCACCAGTATCAACCGAAATTTCCGGGTATACCGTATAGGTCATGTCGGTCGTAGCAGCGTTTTTCAATACACGGAACTTTAATGTATCCGTATCGACTAGCTGAGCCGCCTTCAACTTAATCGAATACAACAGTTCTGTGTAATTATTGGCGGTCCAACCAAGATTATCGACCAAACCGTCTTCACTGACTTTACCAGCGACGAAACTACCAGAACCCGAACCAAGACGATTAGTAGTAGCTTCTGCATCTGTAAGATTAGATGAGTTATACCCATCCACAGCATTTGATCCAGCAGCGCCTTGGACGCGGAAGATAACATCGTTAGCGACAGGATCCCAGAACGATCCATCGTACGTTGTGCCATTACCAGGATGTGTTGGTGAAGAGATATCGTGCCCCACCATTACATGATTGGATACATCTCCACCAGAATACTCAATGGCAACCACATAATTAGTTGCTGCTGTTGGCGTGAATGTGCCATCGAAAGTGAAATCGACCCAAACTAGAGCTCCACCCAATGTTGAAACATCGATAGCTGTCGACGTAGCTAGGGCCGATCCGGTCCCTATACTGCTACTACCAAACGTTCCAGCATGAGCATAGATCGTCGCAGTCATGTTTCCAGTCGGACTACCTTGTTTCGCCAACCAAAACCCAGCACTGGTAACTGCGACACCATTACCTGTGAAAGCTTGACCGTATCTAACGAAGTTTCCGGTGTATAGTCTTTCAATCCAGCTATCGAAGTTGGATTCAGGATAGCCATCAATCGAACTACTGATGACGTTGATCCAACTACCGCTGGTGTTTAACTCGTACTGCAGTCGCCAATCGTCGGTACTGTTAACCGATGGGCCACTCGTATGTTGCAAGCGCATACGAAGTTGAACGTTAATGTCTCCACTATCGTCAAACACGTACTGCGTGTCTTGTGCAACAAGAGCAGAGCTACCAGTTTCCGTGCCGTCAGCGTAGAATCGATACGCAGCTTGTGTAACTGCAGGCGGCGGAATATCAACAGTGAACGTCGGTGTAACCGTGTAGGTCATTCCTGTCGTTGCGCCATTGCGGCGTACACGGAACCGCAGAACGTCATTGTCTACCACTTGCGCAGCAACGATCGTCACAGAATACAGAAGTTCCGTGTAATTCGATGCCGTCCAACCAACGTCATCCGCTGTGCCATCTTCTGACACTTTACCGGCAACAAAGCTACCACTACCACCCGTCAAACGGTTTGTAGTAGCTGCCGCTTCAGTCAGGCTGGCATCGTTGTATCCAACAACAGCACCACTACCAACGTCCGTCCAAGTTCCAGAAGCGTTCTTCTCCCATTGCAGAGTGAAATCGTCTGTCGAAGGAACCGCTGTCGCACTAGTTTCTTGTAGTCTGACTCGCACTTGTGCGTTGAGGTTACCACCAGACAGATCACCGGTATATCCAGTGTCTTGTGCGGCAAGAGCTGTCGAACCAGATTCCGAACCAGTTCCGTAGAACCGATACGCTGCTTGGGTGAGCAACGGCGATTCAGTGAATATGATCGCTCCGGTAATCCAATCTGAGTTCGTGCCGTTACCAGTTGCGGTCCATGACTGAGTGCCAGTGGCAGTGACAACTTTAGTCTGCATAGTAGCAGCCACGCCCGACACGCCAGTACCCTGAGAGGCTCCGTAAACCGTCCCCCACGATCCGTTCGTAGTATCGGAGTCTCCGCCAAGCGTGATACCGTTCTCTTCACACGCCCAACATAGTACCATTTCACCAGTGTTGACCGAAGGCGTAACAAGCGCAGCTGCGTTTGCTACAGCGACATTGCTTGCAATAACACCCGTACCCGAGTTTGTTCGATACCCAAGAAGCCCACCAGCAGTAATCTTTCCAAATACGACCGCACGAACAACAAGAGTACCCGACCACGCCACGTTACATGATGTAGACGAAGCAATTGCGCCTGTAACCGGAAATACAACCGCACGACAACACAAACCTGCGCTGGCTGAGCCAGGGTCATTCTTTCCGTCCTGCGCAGAAACACTGGCGCCGACCGAACCAGACGCTGGAGTAACAGTAATCGTTCCCGTCATCGGGTCGTTACCACCACCGCCGGAGTTGTCATATGCGATTAACGCAACAAGATAATCCCCAACCGCAAAAGAGGTGGTCGTAGTGACCGCTTGAGGTGAAGCGCCGCTGGCTGCACCAGCAGTTCCTGCTCCAGTAAAAGTTAACGCCACGACTCACCTCCTCCGGTTTACTAGTGTTAGCTCAGACGATACAGGTCCGCAATCGTCAGTGTCAGGTTCGAGCCGTTCGTAGTGATCGTGCTGGCAAACGTGAACACCGAAAGAATCGGACTTGCTGCGTCGTTGGTGATGAACTCGAAGATCCATCCACCCCACAGCGTGTTGTTGACCGCGCCACCGGCGCTTGAGATGACGACGTCCGCAGCGTCGAGGTTGACTCGGTTGTTGCCATCGTCTTCAGCAGCGTTGGTACGGCTGAGGTTCTGACGTGCGTAGTTCGTGAAGGTTGCCTCGACGACCGAGCCCAGGGCCAGGAAATCGGAGACGAAGTTGAGCGGGTTTGCTTCCGCTTGTGTGTCGATCGCGGTTGGAATCGAAGCACCACTGCACAGGCCGAGGCGAATCAATGCAGAGGTATCGTCGTCCCAAGCACCTTGTGCGAGGAGCAGCTTGCCCCGGTTGGTGAGGTAGTGTGCCATGGTTTCTCCTTAGTTCGTGTCGTACCAAAGGATTGAAGTATCCAATGGCGGTGTTGTTCCTACGTGAATACCTGCGGGCCCGATTGGGCCAGTTGGTCCTTCTGGACCTTGCTCTCCTTGTGGGCCTACCGGCCCGGCGAGCGTTACACTGACCACCTGTGTTGCAGGATCGACAGTGATGACTTGGGTCTTGGCAATGACATTGATCGTGCTCATTCAGTCACCGAGTCTTTGAATACAACACGAAGCGGTCCGTCAAATGCGGCGTATGGTTCACCACCAGAAATTCGCTTCACATCCATGTAGCCATTGGTGTAGACGATCTCACTCGTCACTGAATCGTCCAACGACAAACGACAACTACCGTCGGTGCCATCCGTGATGAAGTCGACATCCCACGCAGCAATAAGCGTGGACTCCACGTCTTTGTCTGTACGGATCTCACTGACGATCGTCTCGGCTGATACATCCACCCCAAGATTGAGAGTGACGACAGTCGTTCGACCTTTGTATACAACTACCGGGTTGGTCATAGTGCCTCCAATCTCTTTCTCGGGGTGGACGTATGCAGCCTTAGTTACGTGAGGATGATCCCGTTGGTTCGCAGCGCAGCGAGGATCGAGTTGATCTTGGTGCCGAGAGCGTTGAGCGCAGCCTCGACCTCAGTATCACTGAAGGAAGCGTTGAGCGCGTGGGCGACAGACGCATTGGTGATTGCCGCGTTGTCAAAACCAACGCCGGCCTCAACTTCTGACTCGATCAGGGCCTCGTGGGCGTCCTGATGGAGAACGGTGTGGTCAGGTTCCTGTACATCACTCATTGGTTTCCTCCTGGTTTTCTCTCGACGCCCAGGTGGGCAAGTCGGGAAGTGGGACGTGTTGGTTTGCTAGGGAATGTGTACAATCCCCAAGATAGTTGAATACCCCCGCCTGTAAGAACGAGTGGCAGATACCAGTGCTGTTCTCCCCATGCTTTGTGAGAATCGAGGGAGATAACGTCGGAGCTTCCAGGTTTCCATCCCAATCCCACGCCGGTTTCTTCTCTGTCGAGTTCACGGCGAGCATATGGAGACCCGTACTTCCCGGATACGTCTCGATACAGAAGAAACCGGCGTGGGATTGGGATGGAAACCTGGAAGCTCCGACGTTATC